ATTATGCTATATATAAATTATAAGGATTGCTTTTTGAGAGGTCGGAGGTGGCTCAGACCAACCTTTTTTTAAGTGGTTAAAATACTAGACAGGAGGAAGAAATATGTCAGACGCTGTATTAGACCGAATAGAAAAACAGTTGGAAGGTAATAACCTTGCCCTCTCTGCTGTAGCAGAAGTTCTTCAAAAGATGGACTCAAGATTGTCCTATGATGAAGCTGCTGTTATAGAAAAGCAGGAAGAGGTACAAGCTGCTACTGAACGCACTACTTTAATAAAAGATATTGCAATAGAAGTAGCAGGTATGCTTAAAGCTGATCAAGGAATGGACGTTAGTGGAAAAGAAAGAAAGGCCAAATCACAAGGCAAAGCTGCCGATGATACTGAAAGGCCAGTCAATCCTACTACGAAAATTGGTGACCAGCAGAACACCATTCAAGCAATGGTAAAGGGCGATGATGACGAAGACAAAGCAGAAGAATATCCAGTAGAAGAAAAGGGTGGAAAGAGAATGGCTTACAGCCAAAAGGCTGAAGACGATGAAGATCCAGAAGAAGATGTGGATAAGGGTGGATACGGAGAAGACGAAGACGAGGATGACAAGGATGACGTAACTAAAGGTCATAACGGTCATGAGGAAGAGGACTTAGATAAAGATGATGCAGAAGATGAAGACGATGAGGAAACGAAATCTATGAGAAAACAGCTGAAGATGATGAAGAAACAGTTGAAAAGTTATGAAAACTCCATGGAAAAGACCATTAAAACTGAATCTGAGAACCGTCTACGCAAGATGGGATTCAGGGAAGAGAACGGTCTAACTCGACCTAGGCAAGTGGGAATCGGTACTGACGGTACTACACCCATCAAAAAGTCAGGTGGAGCTACCCCAGATACTATTGACCAGTTGACACAGCTCTCCTATAAAGAGCTACGTGAAATGCAACATGCTATAGAGCAGGGTCAGACAGATGGGATTCCAAGAGAACTCATACAAAATTAATTAAAATAATAAGGGAGGAAAAACGTTATGGCTAATCCTAGTTTAAGTGAATATTTAGCCCAGTCCCAAAGGGGACTGTATCAGAATATTTTTGGTGGCGAGTACGTAAAGAAGGCAGATGCGTTCTTTACAGTTGATGGAGCTGGCTCAGGTATTTTTGATGTTACATATGGAAGGAAAGTCTGGCAAGCATTGAACAACCAGACTCGTTTCTTCAACGCTATACCAAGGGTCGTATGGGGCAATACGGCTGGTTGGCGTATTAGGTCAGCAAGGACTTCTGGCATAAACGTATCACGTTCTTTGCCAGTTACTGAGACAGGCACATTACCAGAGGTCGATATCTCAGATATCCAGACCGTGAACAGTCTGCCTCGTATAGTTGCTACCACATTCGGTGCATCTGTGAAGTCGGTCTTCACGGCACAGTTAGAAGGTGGTGTTGGTGACGTACTAGCATTAGAGAATGAGAACGCTCAACTTGACCACGTAAAAGAGATTCAAGAAGAGTTGTTAGCTGGTAGTGGGTACTTGCTTAAAGCTACTTCAAATAATTCTACATTTACGGTTGCTAGTGCTAAAATAGCAAAGTACTTTAAGGTCGGTGATACAGTATCATCTACAAATGATGCTGGTGCTGATGAGAATGTAGCTGGTATTAAAGTACTGTCTCATTCTGCTGGTGCTGTTACGACAGCTGCTGCAAGTCAGGATTTCGATAATAATGGTGTTGTTAGCGTATACGCAAGAGCAGGTTTTACGTCTCTAGATGATATCGTTTCTGTAAACGATTTTGATAGGGGTGGATCTGGTATTATTGGTTATGCTAATACAAGAGCTTATAACCTAACCCACAATACTGGTAGGGTAGCAGGAGATTGGGACGCAGCTGCTACTGTACAAGGAAACGCTGGTGTAGGAAGGGACTTGTCTCTTACTCATCTAGATACTTGTATACAGAAGATTAGGGAGAACGGTGGTGAACCTAAGTTAATCCTTATGGGGCACGACCAGTACTTTAAATTAGAG